CATTGTCCCAACATCATCATATTGGCGTTCATTAGTTCGACCACGACGAATACTAATCTGAGTCAAAAAATCCAACGGCATGAAGTTATAGATTTGTGCTGACGGTGCAACCATCGCCCCACGGTTACCGGTGCCGTTCACTGTTCCGGCAACAACCTCAGCGTAACCCAAATGCGCGTAACCTGAACCATCCGAGGTTTGATATGCGGTACCGGCAGTGTTGTCCTCAGCGGCAAACAAAACACCAAACTGGCCAACTGTTGTTTGCGGCACCGAAATCGATGTACCAATGACACCCATTATGCCGGCTCATCCGTTGCATACTCAGTACCAAGAGTTGTTGAAGTCAACTGCGTAATGACCACTGTACCGGCACCAACCGTTCCATACGTCACCGTTCCAATGACATACTCGCCGCTGTATTTCGCGTACGGATAATCTGTTTTGAAATAAATGGTGTCACCAGGATTCACTGTGGCAACCCAATTCGCGGTAGGCAAAAAATAAATAGGCTGATTCACATCAGAATAAAAAAACGCCAATGCGGTTGCATCAGTAGGTTGCGGAATATAACGCGCCATCACACACCCAATGCCACATTCACACCACGACGCTGACCCAACAATTTCAGTTCATCCCGAATCGAACGGGCAACATCCTTTTCCTGAATGACAGTGCCATTGATTGTCACCGACAAAGCCAAACCACCACCGGAACCGGAAACCGTGAACGAACCAGCGGTGCCCGATGTTGGTGATCCAACCTTTGCAAGTTTCGGTGTCAACGTTTTTGTCTTGTTTCCTGCCATACCACTAGACCCGTCGCCGAAACCCTTCAACCAATTTTTACCCGAATCAATACCGGCATCCTTTGAAGCCTTCTTTGTTTTCGCGTTGTAATTTTTGATTGATGCTGCAATCTTTTCCGATTGTCCCTTGATGCCGGTATCAACCTTATTTGCAAAATTATCAACATTCGTTGCCGCCGCATTCATTGAATCAGCAACCGACTGACCAAACGACCTGAAACCTTTTTCACTATTTTTGATTTTGTCACCAAGACCAGGTATCCAACCAAACGCCAAACCAGCAACATGCACAATGTTGGCACCAAATTTGTACCAAAAATTAGCAAAATTACCAAATGCGCGAATCATGTAAGCAATGCCATGCAAAATACCGGCAACAACACCACCAAAAACTTTACCCAAAACTGGCATTGCCTTAGCCAAAAAATCCCTAAACGGTTTGCAATGCTGAAACAACAAAGTGAAAGCACCAGCCAAAACCGTTACAGCAGTAATAATGAAACCAATCGGGTTAGCGCGAAACGCCGCATTCAAACCCTTTTGCACACCTGTCACAACCGCGGTGGCCCGAGCCTGCAAATATTGTGCAAAAGTCAAACCCTCAGTAGCCGCAGTCGACGAATACGTTGCAAACGCATAAGCCTGCATAATTCCCCGATAAATCGCCGTCGCTTTACCAGCAGCAATAAACAAAACTGCAATAATGCCAACCCATTTTGCCAAATCTTTTACAAGGCCGGCATTCGTTTGCATCCAACCAGCAACCGCCGTAAAACCATCAACCAAAGGTTGTAACACCGGCAACAACGCAACCAGCAACTCGGCAGCCAACTGACCAAACACCTGAATAACCGGCAATAACGCAGGCAAAAGTTTTGCAAAAACCGGCAACAACGATAAACCAATAGTCGCCTGAACATTATTCAACTGCGCTTGAAACTTTTCAAAAGGTGATGCAGTAGCCGCAGCGAAACCCTTTACCTTCTTTTGAACCTCAGTCAAAATCATTCCACGAGCCTGCTGCAACTTACCTTCCTTGACCAACGAATCAACCTGCTTTTTCGTTGCATCACTCAACGGTACTTGTGCCTTAGCCAACGCCATTGCAGCACGTTTCGGATTATTCAACGCACGAGCCAAAACACCAGCAGCAGAAGGCGCATCAGTATTCATTTTTGCCGCAAGATCAACCGCAGTAATAGTCAAATCTTTGATAGTGGCCGCGGCATCCTCACCTGGCTTCACCAAATTACTGAAAGACAAAAATACATTGGAAGCGGCATGCACATTTTCCATCGATTGCCCAGTGTTGTTAGACAACGATGCAGACAATTCCTCAATCTGCTTAGCCGAAACCGATGATGCCAAACCAAGATTTTTGATAATAAGTTCCGTTTTGCGTTGAGTTTTGAAAACCTCGGAACCTTTTTCCGCCAACACACCGAACGCACCAGCGGCCGATAAAACACCTGCACCCGTAACAACTTTATTCAAACGCTCACCAAGTTTAGAAAACTGATTCACTTCTTTTTTTGCTGTGGCAAGTTTCTTTTTCAACGTATCAAGTGCGCGAGAATCAAGCGTTGTGATTACTGGAACGCTAACGCCACCACGCCTACCCATCAGAAACCTCGATCCTTTGCAGCAAAAATTGATGACTGCAAATTAGCATTACCGGAACGAATCGCAGTATTGATTTCTTTTTCAACTGTCAAACGGTGCTTATCAAAGGCTTTCCAAATAAGACGACCACCAGTGGAATAACCCAAATGACTAATAAACGTTGGATGTTTTTGCGAATGCTTAGCAAACTCATAAATCGTTCCCGATGCCGAAAACTGTTTGATGGAAACAACGGTGCGCGTTCGATTGCTTTTCACATTTGATGGCCTGAAAGAAACACGAATACCATGCTTGATTTCATCAGTATTCCATGCAGGCCAACCCTTGCCACCACGGGTACTAGATTGTGGATGAACCGGCGGAATCAAACGCCAACCACGCATCGGTGTCGGTGCCGGAACATTAGCCCGAGCATCCGTGACAACTGGTCGTAGCGCTTTACGAATTGATGACACCATAATTTTTTTAGAATCTTTGTCATACCGGCTCAATGCTCGAACAACATCACGGTAACCAACAATGGTTGTATTCACCGCAAAAAAATCAACCATGTTAGTGCCGACCTTTCCGCGATGCGTCCGCTTCTTGTGTTCTACGCCAATGCAAATACCTTGACATTGTTACCAACTGTCGCGGTGACTGCTCAGCAACAACCCTTGGATCAAGACCAAACTCAAACGCCAAATGAGTTATCAACCAGTGGGCTGAGGACTCTCCAAAGGGGATATCTCAACCTTGTCATCATCTGGAATATCCACCGAAACAACGGATGCAACCCAATCCTCAAAAGTCAATGGTGTTCGCTTGAATCGTTGCAAACCATGCCACGCCAACCAATACAAATAAGTTAGCCGGCCTGTTTCAAGCACACTAATTGCTTTATCGTAATGCGTTTCAAACGCCACATAATCCGGTGCCGAACAAACAATCTTATCTGACCTGCCATCATCGTGGGTCACAATAAAGGTCATAGATTGCATCAGACGGTAGTCCTCACAACTGGCGAAACCGAACCGTTAGAGTTCAACGGCCAAGTGACCGAAACCGTTGCAAGGTCACCAACACTGGAACTGAACGGCGAATATTGCAATGGTCGAACAATGCAAGTGTATTTCGGGTTAGCAGACGATGCCACCGCACTTGTCGGAGTAATAACAACAGTCGCAACAGTGTTAGCAGTCGTCAAAGTCCACAAAATATTATCCAACGATGCGGTACCACCAGCAAAGTCCTGATGGAAATCAATTTTGAGTTCACCCTCAATGAGTCCCTGCGCGGAAACCTTGCCAGGATTGCTGAACGCGGTCACGTCAAGTTCATTGTACCCGTAGGTCAACTCAACCTGAGCAATGTGATCAGTAAAATCAGGAATAGAAGTAATGGTCCCAGACGTGATTGTGATTTTGTAGTCCGTTGCAGCAAACTTAGCCACAATCGTTCCTTTCTATTAGGCGTAAACCGTCACCGCAAATTGAGCGGATAGGTATTCGGTGTCACCAACGGTGAGCGCACCATAGTTTTGCATATCGGTGACACGCGCAGACTGCACGACACCACCCAAAGTCGGGTCAGAAACAACACAAGCCTTCACACTTTGAACACCCGTTGAATTACAAAAAGAATCAAGCATGGCCTGAGAAGTTCTATCAGACACACGACCCACAATAACAATGATACTGAAATCGTATTCGTCAGTACCACGCCCCATCGCCACATCAAACCTAATACCTTGCGGCAATATCACCGCCGTAGGTGGTTTCGGCTGATCCGGCACCGACGCTTCAACACGCAAACCACGAATAGTGCCCAACTGCGATGCCAACGCTGTCCGAATATCCGTAATGGTGGAACCCATTATGCAATGTTCCTTCGCAACACAAACGGTTCCAACGATGCCGCCACATCAGGATCAACACGGCTCACACGAATGGCACCAAGGTCACCGAAACCAGCAACACCCAACGGTGAATCAAAACGCTTGAACAGGCGACTGGTCAACAAAATAGCCGCTTGACGTACCGATGCCGGAACCGTTGGCCAACCCCATTTAGCAGTAATTTTCACACCAGCAATTTGGCCACCGTACGACGGCACACCTCCATAGTTACCGTAACCACCATAGACGTTATAACCGCCGTAGCCTTGATAACCGCCCGTTGGGAACATCTTGTTACCCGTTGACCGAATGCGCGTGTACGGCCATGCTATGCCATCAGAAACGTTATTCAACGGCTCCAACTGATAATCACTCGTCGACCAAGTATTCGAATAGTTACCATCAAGGTTATCTGCACACGCAATGACTAAACCTGTTGTGGTAGCAAAATCATCAACCCAAATGAACGCATTATTAGCGGCAACAAAATAACGGTCAGTGGCAACAGTGCCGGCAACAAAAAAGTTACGACCACAGTAACCATCAATTTGACGTGACGCTGCTTCAATGCTCATCTCCAACAACGAATCATCAATACTGTCAGTGATACGCGCCGCAGCCTTGACCTCAGCCAATGTTGCATAACCATTAGAAATCGCCATCAAAAACCCTTCCGCCGTCCTTCGATACTACCACGCACGATGACCGTTAGTTTCTAACACTTCGCCAACCACAAACTCAATGGCACCGTTTGGAATCATCAAATACCGGCCTTCGCCAATACTGGTTTCCAATACTTCTCAAACACGTTATCGGCCTGATAATCATGCGCCCACTCAACCGCTTTATCTGAATGACCACCACCCGACGCATACGCCGATTCCAACGCCTCAACAATCGACCCAACCAAAGGTGTAGCGAACCACGAATCCTGCATCGGATCCCACTCAGGTTGTGTTTGCACCAACCAACCATCACCACACAATTCAGGTTGCGCAGTCCAATCCGACACAAT